AACGCGGTCACGCGGCGCGGCCTGCTGCCGCGCCACCCCGATCGGAAGCCCATGATTGGCCCCGTCAGCGCGCGCCGGCGCTCAGACTTCGCACACCTTGACGCGCCCGACGAAGGCGGCGGTGCCCTGCATCGGGAACAAGCCGACCGAGGCGGCGGCGTTGTTGCCGGGCGGCACCCAAATCGCGTCGCTGTAGTTGGGCAGCGCCTTCCAGTTGTACCGCTGGCCGTTGCCGTTGAACGGGCAGTTCTGCACCGGATCGGTCGAGGCGACGATGATCGGCTGCGTGGCGTAGGTGAAGAACGCCGTCATGGCTGCCGCAGGCGACGCCGGGTTCACCGGACGAATCTGGAGCGCGTTCGAGCCAGTTACGCCAGCAGTGCCGATGCGGAAGACGCCGAGTTCGTTGTTCGAGCTGGTGCCTGCGCCCATGCCCTCGAAGTCGAGTTCGGTGATGAAGAACCCGCGCAGCGCCGCGGCCACCAGGGTGCCGAGCTGCGTCGTGGTCGCGCCCAGCGTGGCCGTGGCCTGGCCGTTGTACGGGGTGCGGATGTTGTACATGAACATGATGCAGCTCCTTTCAGTTGCGAGAGGCCGAGAAGTAGGCCCATTCCTTGAAGTTCGACTTGCCGTGCAGTTGCAGGTGCTGATCGATCACCTCGGCCTCGACGTAGACCGTCTCGTCGTCGTCGGAGTCGAAGTAGTGCGCCACCATGCTGTAGGGCACATCGACCAGCACCGCGCGGCGGCCGTTGAACTCGATCGCGCGCGCAGAAAACACCCTGCACGGCGCGTCCGGGCCTGACCACTGCGGGCGCTGCACGGCGACCACGCCCTTCCAGGAGGTCGCCGACCACGCGGCAGGCGTTGGCGCGCGCGTGGGTGCGTCAAGCACTGCTGCGCTCATCACGCGATCCTGATGAGCGCGTTGGACGCATCGTTGGTCGGCATCGTCAGCGTGAACGTGCCGGCGGTGATGGTCTGCGAGCCGAACGTGTGCACGCTGACAGCGCGATCGGCCTGCGTGTCGTTGTAGATCAGCACGGCATCGAACGCGGTCGAGAGCGTCACGTTGGTGTAGACCAGCGACGCGCTCGGCGTCCAGATCGCAGTCGTGCCCGACGTGCTCGGGTCGTTGGCGTTGGTGACAGCGATGCCGCCGGCGGTGTAGTTCGTGCCGCTGACTTCGCCCGTTGCACTGTAGGCGGTGGTCGATGCGTTGTACGTCGCCGAAGCCAGGTAGAGGGCCGCCTTGTAGCTGTCCTTGGTCGGGGCCGTCAGGCTGCCGCGCGAGGTGAGTGTGGCGGCGCCGAACTGGTGGTAGCCGGACAGTAGCTCGCCCTTAAAACTGGTGCACATTGCCTGGGTGTTGGCTTCCAGCAACGTCGCGCAGCAAGCAATGGCATGGGCCGCGGCGTCGGCGGCAAACGCGCGCCCGATGGGCGCGTCGGGGTCTGCGACACGGAACAGATTGCCGATGCGCGAACGGGTCTTGGTGCTCATGTGATGTGCTCCTTGGTCACGAGGTGGATGTCAGCCCATCGACGCGGCCAAGCCGGCGGCGAAGGTGCCCTTGCGGTCGTAGACGTGCGCCGACTCCTTCACCACTTCGCCGGTGTCGATCGCGCGGTAGCGCTCGACGACTTTGATGAAGTCGTCGTTGATGACCCACTGCATGTCGGCCGGATGCAGCGACGACATGGGCACGTTGCCGCGGATCGTCCAGATCAGGGGCTCGTCTTGGGGGATGGCTTGCACGTTCATGGTTGGCTCTCAGGTGGTTGCTTCCTTGGACACGTTGATGCGGCCTTCGAGAAGCCGCGTCACGACTCCGCCGACGCTGACCATCTCCAGGTCGTACACGCCGGTGTCGAACGCCAGGTCGTCGGTGTCCGTCGCCGCCAGCGTGAGGGTGATCGTCTTGGCCGCGTTGTCGATCGCGATGCGGCCGTTCTCGGTGGTCAGCGACAGCAGTTCCGTGCCGCCGATCCGATCGCGCACCGTCATGCGCGCCGTGAAGTTGGCGAGATCGGTGGGCGTGTTGAACTGGAGATAGCCGCCACCCGAGTACGTCGAGTAGTTGGCGGCGTTGACCTCGTTCATGTCCACCGTGGTCGAGTCGATGACCGTTACCTGGTGGTAGTCCTCGTCGCGAGGAGGGTCATGCTCGGCGTTCACCTGGCGCATGCCGCGCACTCGCACCACGGCCGCGCGCCAACCGCTCACGAGGCCATGACTCGGCGCGGTGATGCGCACCGGCGCCTGCGCGATGATGGCCGTGATCGGCTTGTAGACGATCGGGGTCGTCTCCCAGCGGACCACGTAGGTGAACGTGGCGCCCTGCTGCACTTCCAGGTTGACGCGCTCGCAGCTCATGACCCTACAGCGCCCCCACGATGTCGGCCGAGCGGACCACGGGGAACTGCTGATCGTGGTGCACCGCGCCGTCCTTGATGTTGCGCTTGGGGCCAAACGTCATCTCGAACGCCTTCTCGGCCTTCTCGGCTTTGTCGGTGTCCAGCGTCTCGCCGTCGTCCTTCAAGTACGCGCGGTGGACCATCCAGTCGATCAGCTTGATGTGCAGGCGCTCATGAATCTCGGGCTCGCAGTCGTCCTTGATGGTCGGTTCGAGCGGCAGCCGGTGCACTTGCAGGCGCAACACGTCGGCCGCGCTCGGAGGCGGCACAAACATGGCCGTCCAGGCATCACCTTCGCGATCGATCGCCAGCATCTGCGGCTCATCGGCCTCTTTCGACTCCCACCCCGGGTAGTCGATGTCGAGCGCTTCAGTCGTCGTCAGCGTCAGCGGGCGGGTTTGCAAGTCGAGCTTGGCGCGCAGCACCTCGATGATGCGGTGATCCAGCTCGTATGCCGCGACGTTGGCGGCGACGGTGATCTGGCACACCTCTGGCGTGCGCGAGTCTCGCAGCAGCACCGATCGCTCGGCCGCCTCGCGCTGCGCATCGTCCAGGTACTCGGACAGGTCATCGTCCGACCACAGGTACGGCTTCTCCAGGTCGTGCATGCGCCGCCTGAAAACGTCGAAGATGTCGCGTCGCTTCACGTCGGCCCGAAGCGGTCGATGAGCGCCTTGGCCTCGATGCGCATGTCGTCGATCGACAGGCTCTGATCGAGGTCGAGTTGGAACTTGTCGCTCACGAACCGCGAGAGCGCGGCCTTGTCCATCGCGTCGATGCTGTCGTGCATCGCGAACAGCTCGTCTTGGCGGCGCGCTTCTTCTTCCTTTTCCTTGGCTGCGGCGTCGAGCGCGGCCTGCGTCTGCTCAGCCTCGGTTGGCTCCAGCGGCGGCAGCGCGTCGATGTCGAGCGTGAAGGTGTCGGTATGGCGCAGGAGCTTGAGCCCAAGGTCGCGTGGCACCACGCGCGTCTGACCGGTCGTGAACTCCAGGCCCGAGCCGTAGATGCGATCCACCCAGCGCTCGCGCCGGAAGATGTACTTGATCGGCAGTCGGTCGTCGCTGCTCATGGCGTACTCCTCTCTCATCTACCGGGGGCAGCCCGCCAAGGCCGCCCCCGTGGGTTCTCTCAGTGCGCTCAGTGCGCGGCTTGCGCCGCTTAGGCCGCGCCGACCATCTCGCCCAGGACCACGATGTCGAGCACGCCAGCGGCGGCCAGCGTCGCAACGTCGAGGTCGAGCACGAGGTAGGCGTCCTTCGGCAGCGTGACCGGGCGCGCGCCCGCGTTGCTCTTGCGGGTGATCGCCACCGTGTTGAGGTCCAGCGCCGCGGCGAAGTAGTCCGCGTCCTGCGGCACCGCGGTGCTGTCCACGCCGTCCACGTAGGCGAAGCCCAGCTTGCACGTCGCCGTGGCCGTGAAGGCATCGCTGAGGATGTGGATGGAGTCGAGTAGCTTGGTGCCGGCCGGGATCACGCCCAGTCGGATGGTGTCGCTCGCCGTCAGCGCCGCAGTCGCGTCGCTGTTCAGCGGCACGCCCGAGGCGTTGGTGGCGAAGTCGAACGCATACGACACCTGGTTGCCGTAGGGCGTGGCGCCGTGCTTGCCCGAACGGGGTTGCTTCTTGGTGTAGTCGGCCATGTTGGCTCTCCTATCTCAGTTCAGGTTGGGTTACTGGCCGGCCACGCGCGGCACGACGGAATCCACGACCACGACGCCGTAGTCGGTGATCTCGCTCGTGTCGCCGTTGTCCACCGCGAAGCGAACCTTGGAGCAGCCGCGCACGGCACCGATCAGCAGCTCGGCCTTGTCGCCGTGGTCCAGCTCCTTCTCGCTCCAGAAGAACGGGATGCCCGACTTCTTCGACGAGGCCATCGCGTGCGCCAGCGCCTGGCCGCCCAGGATGATCGAGCGGTCGATCGCGAAGCCGGTGCCCAGGGCCGCCGCCGCGAGGGCGTTGGACTCGGTTTCCGACGTTGCCGACGCGCAGAACTTGATCGTGTCGCCAGCGTAGAACCGGATCGGCCGCGGCATCTTCATGAGCAGGAAGCCGTTCCACAGGCCGGCCTCGCCCAGGAACAGCGGGTGCTGCTTGGCGCGGCTGGCGCGCGCGAACGCCGACGCCTGGAAGTTGCGGAACGAGCTGTCCTTGGCGAACAGGTTGTACTGCGCCGGCGACATCAGCCACACGCGCAGCGGCGAGTCCTCGGCCATCTCGTCGCCTTCGAGCTTCACGATCGGGGGCGGCAGGACCATCTGGTCCATGACCGTGCGCATCGCGTCCACGGTGGCGATCGAGAACAGGTCGGTGGTGCCCAGGTCGGCGTCGCCGCCGCTCAGGACGAACGCCTTCACGCCGTCGGTCGAGTCGGCCAGGAAGTGCCGATTCTTCGTGGGCGCCTTGACCGTGTTCACCATGATCGAGGCGAAGTCGGGATCGGACGCCAGCGGCACGACCCACTCCACGTTGTCCTGGAAGCCGCGCGCGCCGCACAGGTGGACCAGCATCGACTGGTCGATGTAGCGGTCCATCAGGTTCTGCGCGACCGGGCGCCCGAGGCGCCGGAAGTCGGCCGGCGAGCGGATGTCGGTCATGGTGTCGCCGAGGCTCACCGGGAAGCGCGCCTGGTTGACGCGCACGCGGTCCTCGGACAGCTTCATGCCGGTGCCCTTGCCCTCGGCGTAGGCACTGCCCATGATGGGCTTCGCGTTCACCGGGTTGAGCAGGTGGAACTCCACCTCGTCGCCTTCGCCTTTGCCGAGGTCTTGGCAGGTGACGATGGGCATGTGCTGCGAGGTCTGCTTGCGCAGCGTCGCCATCGCGCCGTCCTCGCCCTTGGGCATCTTGCCCGTGAGGCGATTGAACGTGCTGTTGCGCTGCATGTGGGTCGCGAACAGGCCGGCGGCCTGTTGGACCATGTTGGTGGCATCGCCGTAGGCGGCGGCCGTTTTCGTCGGTGCGGGCATGCTTGACTCCTTGTTGCCCGGCGCTGTTCGGGTTGGTTACACGCGCCGGTTCAAGAACCTCTCGATCTGGTCTGGCGAGGCTTCCGCCATCGCTTCGGCCAGGGCCACTCCATCCATCTGCTGCCACTGCTCCTCGCGCGTCGCCGCACCGCCGGGCTTTCCGCCCGGGATGTCGGACAGGCTCGCCGGCGCCGCTGGTGCGGCAGCCTTGGCAATGGCCGCAGCAGCAGCAGCCTTCACGCTGGCCGGCGATGGCGCCGACGCAGGTGCGTTTCGTCCCGTGGCTTCCTTGAACCGATCGAACAGCTCGATCACCTGCGCCGCCGTGCCCTGCTTGAGCACCGCGTCGTAGGAGTCGCGCACGAAGCTCGGCTGCGCGTCGATGAACGAACGCAGTTCCTGCGACTCGGCGAGCGAGTCGAGGTCCGGGTGCTTCGCCAGGATGGCCGCGAAGTGCTGCGCGGTGGCGTCGGTCGCTTGCCGTTGCTGGAGTGGTGCCAGCGTGGCATTGACCTCAGCGCGCGCCTGCTCGATGGCAAGGCGCCGGTTCTCGGCCTGGATCCTTTCGGCCAGTTCGAGCGCCTTGTCGTCTTCGCCATTGACCATCGCGGCGTGGTGCTCGCGGATCAGCGCCTTCATGTCCACCGCGCCAGCATTGGGTGCGGGCTCGGTGGGTTCTTGCGCTGATGCCGTGGCCGTGGCCGTGGGTGCGGCTGCGGCGGCCTGCTGCTGCGCCGTGAGCGCCGCAATCTGCCGTTCCGCTTCCTCGGCCTTCTGCCGCCAGGTCTTTGCGTCCTCGCGCGCCTCCACCAGCTTTTCGTAGCCGATGGTGTGCACGCCATCCTTTGCCAAGATCACTGCCTTGTCCGGGTCGGGCTTGGCCGCCCCGCCCTGCGGCGTTGCGTCGGCACCTTCGCCTGGCGTTGGCGCGCCATCTTGCTTCGTCGGTTCGGTAGGAGCCGCGCTCGCGTCCGCGCCCGTGGCGACGCTGGGCGCGCCGCCTGCATCCGGCGTCGTAGCGCCGGTATCGCCCTGGCCCAGCTCCAAGAGCTGCGCTGCCTGTTCGGGTGTCGGAAGTCCGTCGAGCGACTGAAGAAACTCGGTCTGCTGCTGGTTGATGTCCATGCTGTCCCGCCACATCTCGCCGTGGCCGCAAGGGGTCCATGCGGTTGGCGCGAAGCTCGAACGCCCGCGCCGTCTCACCGATTGCTCGGCTTGGACGGGGACTCTAGGACCGTCGGAAGCGGCCCGAGTGGGCGGTCACACGGGCAGGTTGTCGCGCTGGCTGGGCGTCTCGATGCCGCCCATCGGCGATGCGCCATCGCTGGGCACCGGCGGGAAAGTCGGGCTCGTGTTGGTGCGCACGGCCGCCAGCTCCGGCGTCGGCGCCGCCTGCGGCACCGGGAAGTTGGGATCGACTCCGGCCGGCACCGGCTCCTGGTAGCCGGCGCTTTGCATGATGATGTCCGCCACCGGCGCGATGGCCGGGTTGGCAGCGATCTGAGCCGCGGCCTGCATGGCCGAGAACGCGGACTGCACGCCCACCTGCACCGCCTGCGACACGATGCGCTTGATCTCGGCCTCGTCCTTCGCTTGCTTCAGGTCGAGTTCGCGCGACTTGAGTTCGTTCGCCACGTCGCTGCGCACGCGCTGCTCGATCGCTTCGGGCGACTCTGCCGAACCCGCAGCGCGCAGCGCCTCCACCAGCTCGCGCTTGAACGGCACGTCCATCAGCGATGCCAGGAACGGCATCGCTGCGGCCTGGTACTGCGGCGGGAGCGCCTTGACGGCCTCGCTCATTGCGTTGAGCTGCTGACCGCGGTAGCTGTTCGTGCTCGGCACGTCATCCAGCGACACCTTGAGGCGGATGCGCTGCACGTCGTTGGACAGGTACTCCAGGCCCATCTCATCGGTGGAAGGCTCGTTGAGTACCACGGTGCGCTCCGGCGAAAGCGCATCGCCCTCGATCACCACGGCCGTCCGGTCCTTGCCGATGTCCTGCACGATCATCGCCATCAGCAGTTCGCCCATCATCGTGCGGGCCTCGCGGAACTTGTCCATCATGTGAGCGAGCGACTGGTTGCTCTGCTCCACCTGGGTCTGCTCCTGAACGCCAGATCGCGCGGTACCCTGGCGGCCGATGAATCCGGCGGTGACCGCAGAAACCCGCTCGATCGACATGCGGTTGTCGGCGAGCATCTGGAAGTGCTGCTCGGTCAACGTGTAGTCGCGCACGACCTCGAAGCGCGCTCCTGGCTTCGCCATGTGCTCGGCGTTGAGCACGATGTCGGCATCAGGCCGCGCAACCTGGCGCCGCAGTTGCGCGTCGGTCAGTTCGGTGGCGCCTTTCGTGCGCTCGACGCGAGCGACGTTCATGCCCCAGCGCAGTTTCGCTTGCCCGGTGTTGAGGCTGTCCTGGGGGTACTTCATCGAGCGCACGTACCCGTATGGGATGCCGGTCGTGTCCTCGCGGAAGCCGAAGAACGGCACGTAAGGAAAGTGGTGGTGCGTGTAGGGCGTCGGGCCATCGTCCAGCAGGTGCGGGCCGATCCAGTACGAGCGTCGCACGCGCGCGAACATGGCGCGCTCGGCCCTGGCCTTGCCCAACGCGAGCGCCAAGTCGTGCGCCGAGTTGGTCTTGTCGTACTCGATGACGCGGCCGTCGGCCATCTTGAGCACGGGCGCGGACACCCAACGCCGATACCACAGTTCGGCCACGCACAGCTCGCGCGTCGTCGTGTTGTACCAGCGCTGTTCGAAGCGCGTCCACGCGCGGGCCTCGGCCCAGGCGTTGTTGAGGCCGGTCGATGCACCGCCATCCATGTGCAGGGCCTCGTCGCTCCACCACGACGGCCCGCTTCGGCCGGCCATCAGGATCAGGTCCCTGTGCTTCGGGAACACCTTGGCGAGTCGTTCCGCTTCGAGCCAGCGCGTGCGGCGCAGCCAGCGCCAATCCGCGATGTCCTCGGTCTTCATGTCCCAGTGAATTTCGTTGCGGTGCACCGCCATGCAGCGGTAGGGGTAGCGGAACGGGTCCGACTGCCGCGCGACCTCGGCCCATGCGAGGCCGCATCCGATCTGGCCGCGGAACGCGGTCGAGCACGCCTTGTCGGCCTTGGCGTGTCGCTCGGCCTCGTTGAGCTTGAAGTTGAGCGCGTCGGCCACGTCTTGCCCATCGGGCTGGCCGTTGGGCGTCACGCGCCAGTCGGTGCGCGTGGCCGCCTCGTAGCCCTGGATCGACAGCAGCGCCGGCCCGATCAGGTCCTCGATGGCCGGCGGGATACCGAGTTCGCGCTGCTTGCGCAGCAGCTCGGAGTCGAGCTGGTTGCCGTCGGCGTAGTCCATCTCCTTGTCGGCCGTGGCGCGCCAGTACGGCTGCTCCTCGATCTCCTGGATGATGTCGCGGTACTCGGTCTGCGTGATCGCCAGGCTCGGGTCGTCTAGGGCCGCGGGCGGCGTGGTGTTGGGTTCCATGTCGGTCCAGACTCCTACAGTCGCCAATCCGGGGATTCTGCTTCCTCGTAGGCTGTACTCTGCATGATGTTCTCGGCGAAGGTGAGGGCGAACGAGTCGTAGGTGTCCGGGCTGGTCAGTCCGCGCACGTTCTTCATGTGCTCCTTGGACTCCATGCGCAGCCGCCGGCTGGAGTCGTAGTCGTAGCCGACGGACACCGCCTCGGTCTGGAACACGTCGTCGTCAGGGCACTGGTTCGGCTCGTCCTTGAACCAGTCGGCCGCGCGCCCGTAGCACTCGGCGCGCCGGTTGACGTACTTGTCATCCTCATACGCCTTGCCGCCGAAGTGCACGCGATGCACGTTGGGCACTCCCATTTCGATCAGGCGATCGGCGACGCCGGTGCCCACGCCGGTCACATCCACGTTGATCGCGTCGTAGGGGCGCCCTGCCTTGCGGGCGTCGTTGGCGAGCTTCGAGACGATGCCGGCCAGCTCCATCGTGCCCTTGCGCGAGTAGCGCTTGGTCCACGGCGCCACTCTCCCGTAGCGCTCGGTGATCGCCGAGTCGTCGTCGCCGTACTCGGCCGGGTCCACGCCCAGGATGCGCGGCACCCTCTCGCCCTGCGCGATCTTCTTCGGCTGGCGCGACAGCGACACCTGCTCCATCGTCACGAGGCTTTGCGTCGAGCTGCGCATGAACGCCATTTCTGGCGTCGCCGGGTACTCCTGGTTGAACAGCGACACGTCGCCGCCGAAGTCGTCGCGCAACTTGTTGCGGCGCCAGCACATTTGCCCCATCGACAAGCCGAACGCCTGCTGGTAGACCAGTTCGTCGGGGTCGAGCGTGAAGCCATCGGGCGGCGGCGTCGAGTAGCCGTCCTCCCAGAACCACGGCACGAAGATCGCGATGTATTCCGACTCGCCGCGCACCGCTTCGACCCACATCTTGTGGAACTTGTTGCCCAGGCCGTTGCCGGTGGACTCCAGGATCATTTCGGTGCCGGCTTCGTTGGGCACCGTCTGCCCGATGCCGGCCATGTGGTCTTCGGCGTTGGACCAGAAGGCGACTTCCGAGCCGTGGAAATACTGCGCGGTGGCAGAGCGGCCTGTGCCCTTCGTGCCTGCGGTGGACACCTTGTAGCGGCTGTCCAGGTGGTTGAACCACAGTTCCTTCGCGTTGTCGGCGGCCGTCGCCGGGCGCCAGGCCGCCGGGCAGAACTCGTGATACCGCTTCGTCATGTCGAACAGGTTGTCGGTGGCCGCCTGTTCGTGGGTCAGGATGAAGGTGTTGCGGCCCCGGTTGCTGGTCGTCAGCCAGTAGAAGCGCGCGCCGATGTACGTAGAGGCGCCTTGCTGGCGGCCCTTGAGCACGATCGCTCGCACCTTGCCGGTGGCGAACTTCTGCTGCTCGATCGCGGCGTGGATGTGCCGCTGCGCCTTGTTCAGCGCGAGCCGGATGATGGTGCCGGCCTTGGTCTTGATCGACAGCGCCAAACGGGCGAACGACAGCAGATCGCGCCGCGCCTGGCGGCCGTCGAGTTCGGTGAGCAGCTCGACGATCTCGGCGCGCCGGCCGGGGGTGAGCGTTGACAAATCTCGCACGGCTCAGTGCGCGAGCGTCATTGCAGCGTCGCGCCCTCGGGCGGTGTCAGCGCGGATTCGCCGCCGAGCAACTCGGCCAGACGCCGCTTGATCTCCTCGTCGCTCAGTTCGCGCGCGTTGCGCCGCTGCTCGTTGTCCTTGGCGTATGCGCCGGCCACCTTGGCGGCCATGTCGATCGCGCTGGCGCGGCTGGCGAGCCTTACCTTGGTGGTGACGACCTTGCGCCGAGTCTCACCCTTGCCGACCCACTGCGATGTCACCTCGAAGCCCTGGATCGCCATGCGGCTGGCGCGGTCCATCTGCTGGATGTTCTTGGGCGTGCCGTCGCTGTTGACCATGTTCAGCGGGTCGAAGTACGCCAGGTCAGCCAGCGTCTGGATCGTGCGCTCGGTGGTCAGCTCGATCCGCTCGTCCAACGCCTTGCGCACGCGATCTCGGTGCTCCTGCACGCGCGCGGCGATGACTGGATGCCGGAGCAAGTGGAAGCCCACGACGGACGCGCTCTTGAGCGAGTACCCGGCGCGAATGGCCGCCTGCGTCTGGTTGAAGTCCAGCAGGTACTCGGCGATGAAGCGCTCTTGGCGCTCGGACAGCGGCCGGGTTGGATTGGCGGACCTTGGCATACGGCGGGTTATAGGCCGGCCACCAGTGCTCCCGTGTGGGCGGATGGCGCTGAAAGTTGGCAATCACGCCGCAGCGGAAGGCCCCAAGTCGTTGTTTCCGGCCTTGTCGGGTCCATGCGGCGGCGCAGCACGCCGACGCGCTGGGCCGCCCGGTAGGCTGTCCGCCTGGTGAAGCCCTGGGCGCGCGCCAGCGCGAGCACGGCGCTCGACAGCATCGGCCCGGCGGCCAGGAGCGCCTTGAGCCAGTGCCGCGCGGCGTTGCCGGGGCTCACGCGCTCGCACCTGCCGGCGGCCTTCATCCGGCGCTGGAAGCCGGCCTCGCAGTCCTCGCACGCCTTCTTGCTGGCGCCGGCCACCAGAATCTGGATGACGTGGCGGTCGCCGCGATGCTTGCCAGTGTCGCTGCGCTTGGTGAGTTTGTCCCCGCTCTCGTGGACAACGCGCAGGTAGCCGAACCACGTCTCATCGTCGTCGAAGCAGCGCAGCCGGCGCGGCCGGCTGTTCGCCAGGGCGAGGTCGATGGCGGTGCGCGATGTCTCGTGCATGTTGAAACGGCCGGGGTTGCCGGCCGTGGTTGGATGCTGCCGCCGGCTCAGTAGGCCGGCATCTTGCCCTTGGCGGGCGCCTTCTTGGGCGCCGCCTTCTTGGCCGGGGCCTTGGTCTTGCCTTTCATGTGTCGATCTCCTTTGCAGTTGCCTTGCCGTCGTCAGGTTGGGGCCGACGGCGTGCCCCTTTCTCGGGTGGCTGGCCGATGTGCCAGTCGTGGCAGTGCTGGCACTTGTACGCCTCCAGTGGCTCGTCGAGGTTGCGGCGGGCCTGCTTGGCGACGCGCGCAGCGTCGGCGTGGTTCGGGTAGCTTCGCTTGCCGTTACAGCCGCGCAGCCCGTTGGCGGGCGCGTGCTGCACGACGTGTTCGTGACGCAAGCCGGAGCGCCGCATACCCCGCGCTGTCAGCTCTTGCAGGTCGAGGCGACGCGCTTGGCCGGCTTCTTGGCCTTCGCCGCCGCCTGCCTCGGAGCTGGCTCGCATGCCCTCGGCTCGGCCGCGATCAGGTTGACCGGCGCCGCGGTCGCCTGCACCGGCATCTTGATGGCCGCGCACGCGCTCGGCTCGAGGTCCAGGTACGGCGCTGGCTTGGTCTCGAAGCCCGGCAGCGCGCGCACCGCGAGCAAATCGAGCGCCTGCTGCGCCCTGCCGTACTGGCAGCGCTCGATCAGGCTGTTGATGACGATGATGGCGGTGCAATCGCGCGTGTCGGTCTTGCCGGTCGAGTGGCTGAAGAAGTTCCAGCCGAGTCCGATCGCTTGCTGGTCCACCTGGGCGGCCGGACACGGGAGCGCGGCCATCGGCGGCACGAACACCGGCGCCGGCAGCACCCACAGGTCGCCCGATCTGGACTGCACGCTACCGCCGCTGGCTGTGTTGGTGGCGGTGGCCGAGCTGGTGGCCTTGGCTGCGGCGTCGGCCGCGGCCTGCGCCGCGCCGTGGTGGTGCCCGTGGGCCGGCGGATGCTTCGGCGGCTCGGGCGTGGTCGTCGCCATCGCCGGCAGCGCCAGCAGGACGAGGAACGCCACGGCGGCGAAGATCAGCACGGCGCTGGCGTAGGTCTTGAAGATGCGGGGTCTCATTGGTCAGGCTCCTGTCGTGGTGGTGAAGCGGTCGATGCGCAGTTGCAGGACCAGGCCATAGGCGGTCATCGCCGAGGCTTGCGCCGTGAGCAACAGGCGGTCGATCTTGTCGGGCACGACGGACTCGAAGTTGGGCGAGTCGATGAACGCATGCAGGCGCTCGATGCGCCCCTGCAACTCCCTCTGCTCGTCGAGCACGCGCTGCTGGTAGGGGGCCATCATTGCGCCTCTCCTGTCAGCGGCGGCGCCATCGCATGCAGTCGCTCCTTGAGCGCGTAGCCCAGCAGCGGCCAGCACTTGTCGATCGCCCTGGCGCGCGCCAGCTTGCGGCCGATCTCGGCGTCGAAGTTCTCGGGGCTCGCGCACGCGCTCTCGCCGGTGACGGTGAAGCCGTTGCGCAGGACGAGGACGCAGAAGGTGAGCAGTTGAAGCTCGGGCGGCGGCTCGTGGCCTTCTTGGAACGCCGTTGCCGCCGTGAAGTAGTGCTCGCTCCCGATGATGCTCGCCTCGATGTCGGCGAGCGTGACGCGGGGCGCGGTCTTGCCCTTCGTCGACAAGTTCGTGCTCGATCGCGGCGTCGCTGGTGTCGGGGGATGTGGTGCGGTGCATGGATCAGCCCTCCTTGCGCGCTTGGCCAACTTGGTACGGCATCCAGGTCGACGAACTCCATGCCGCTGATCTCGTGGGCGTCGGCTTCGAGCGGGTCTTGCAGCATCACGCACGGCCGGAAAAACTGTTTGCCCTGGTGATCCGTGACCATGAGGTTGACACTTCCGCCGTACTGCACGAACACGACGGTCGCGTCGAATGCCTGCTTGCGATCGAACACGGCGCCGAAGTCGTAGTCGGCCGGCGCGGGTGACGGTTGCGGGTCTGGTTGCCGGTTACCCTCGTCCGGCGACGCGCTCACGGCGTCGGGTGGCGCGCAATCCGGCACGACAGGCTCGGCGCTCGGGATGACGTTGCCGTCGTCCCACCTGTCGGCCCGCTGCGCGTCACCCGAGCGGCCAATCGGGGCCGTGCTCTCTGGTACTGCGGCGCGCAGCGCGTCGGGTTCCTTGGCTCGTGCATCGGCGGCGTGCGCTGCCTGTACTTCGGCGTGCGTGATCGGCGGCGCGAACATCCCGCCGATCTGTTCGAGCAGCGCGCGGTACTTGCGATCCTGCTTGCCTGTCTGGCGCGCCTCGAAGAACTGTGGCGAGCGCGCGATCGAGCGGGCGCAGCACCCGCGGCAGTTGGCGAAGAACTCGTAGCTTGGCGCCTGAGCGGCGGCGGTGCAGGCGGCGCAGGTCACTGTTGCCACACCAGCGCTCCGTCACGGATGCTAGTCACGTCCACTTGCTCCCCTTCGCGCTTGGTGGCAGCGCGCGCAGCACGCACGCCGACCCGCCATGATGCAGTCGCGCCATCACGCCACCGATGCGTTCGCACGCAGCGCGCTCTCGGTCAATGGCTGCGGCGTACTCGTGCGTCATGACAGCGATGATGACGATGCCGAACAGCAGCAGCGCGGCTATCACGATCAGGATGCGCATGGCCTGAAGTCCTCCATCTCGACGCGCAGCAGCTTGCTGTCGTCGTGAGCTTCGGTGTAGATCAGCGCAGGTTGCGGCTGCTCAACGATGACGGGCTCGATGCGCACGATCACACGCGCGCCGCGCTCATCCGGCGCCATGCGCCTGGCGCTGTCGCGCCAGACCATCGCGTCGTCCTCGAACGCGATCCCCTTGAGCGCGTCGTAGAGCACCTTGCGCGCGTTGTCGATGTCAATGCATCGCACCGACGTGTCCCACTCGGAGCCGAGCTTGCGCATGCGAGCCTGCCAGTCCTGGGGTCGTTGCGGGTACAGGTCGATGTGCACCGCAACGCGGCCCGGGATCGGTCGCGTGATCCCGGCCATCATGGCGTAGGTCGCGACCGTGCGCTTGTACGCCTTGGCCTCCTTCGTGGGCACGATGGTGATGTGCTTGCCCATGTTGACCGGGCGCCAGTAGGCGTTGGCAGACAGCGGGTACGGAAGGGACAGGACGATCACGCTGGCAACTCCACTTCTTCGCCAAACTTGCTGGCGACGTATGCGCGCATGGCGGCGATGAGGGGCGTTGGTCCTGTTCCTTCGGCGCTTCTCGACGTGCGCTCGAACAGCCAGTAGCGCGGATCGTAGCCATGATGCTCCGGCGTCCACGCGCGCCACTTGTTGTCGAGCATCAGCACAGCGATGCGTTCGCGCTCAATGATCGGGCCGCCGCAGGCCCAATCGCTGCTGTAGTCCGTGTTTGCAACGAGACGATTGGTCGCCGCATCGATGACTTCGAGACCGTACTGCTCCGACCGACTCAGGAGATGACCTTCGGCTTTTGCTACCGCCGCATCCAGCAGCGCGCCTTCGAGTTCGGCCGATCGCACGATCACATCGGACTCCGCGCGCCGCGTGGCGCTCGGTGGGCCTGCGCGTAGCGCACGCCGGGACTCCAGCCTTCCTCGCGCCCGCTGTGCAGCACGCGCGGCGGCGGATCGTCGGCCAAGTCGCCGCTGGCGAGCAGCGCTAGGGTGATGGCTTTCGCGCTCACGTCCACCGCGCCATCGCGCGCCGCGTCAAGCACGCGCTTGGCCTCGTCTCTGGTCATCGTCATCGACTCACTCCTCGTCTTCGGTCCACTGCGGCGCGGGCTTGGATTGTGCTGCGCGCGACGGCGTTGGCAAAGGGGTTTCCGCGGGCGGCGCGTGGTCCTCGGACTCCGCGCTCACGCGCGGCACACCGGCGGGCCACGGTAGGGGGCCAGACGCCAACGATGAGCGCAGAGGCCCGAGTTCGGCGCCGCGACTGCGCGGCCTGGACCTGGCCTCGTTGAGCATGCGGCGCTGGGTGTCCGTGAGCACGACCTCGCCAGCATCGACGCGCGCTTGCAGACGCTCGTGCCAGGTCATCGCGCAGCCTCCAGCGCGAGCGCCTGCGAGGCGGGCGTGATGCCGATGCGCGGCGCGGACGAGCCGGCCAGCATCACGGCGCGCGCCGCGCTCTCGTCGCCGATCAGCGTGGGCGCGTCGATGCGCCGGCCGTTGAGCGCGTTGGTCGCCTCGAACTCGCCCGGTAGGTGAGGCCGATGCGTCGCCGCCGGCCGGCGCGAGTACACGCGATGCGACTCGCAGAAGCGGCGTTGCAGGTGCGGCAGCTCGTCGAGCGCGGTGCGGCAGATCGCGACCCATCCGCCGATATCCTCGATCGCGCTGTGGATCGCCGCATCGTCGAAGGCCACGCTGCGGTACGCGCCGACCACGCGCATGGCCTCCAAGACCTTACCCCAAGCGACCAGCGAGCGGTCGGTGACGGTGCCTTGCAGCTCGCGCACGATGTCGGCTGGTTTGGGCGCGAATCGGCCGCGCTCGGCGTCGAGTGCATGGGCTGTGAGCGCCTTGCGCACTTGCTCCAGGTCGAAGGGCTGGCACGCGGCCCACCAAACGCCGAGCGCGAACTCGCTCACGTCCTGGCGGTAGAACGCCAGCGCCTGCGACAGCAGGACAGCGAACGGCTTCCGATCGGCGTCGGTCACGATGCTGCCCTCGGGCTGATCGCGCGCGGGGTGGCCTTGCGCAGCATGTCCAGGATGCGTGTCAGCCCGATCTGCCCGCGCAGCGGCTTTCCGTCCACCGTCACGCGGAACTGATCCACGCGGCGCGACTTGCGAAGCTCAAACACATGCGTTTCTTCTCCGTAGTCGTACCGCGTGATCGTGATGCGCATGCGCAGGTCGGGCAGATCCGGCGGGTAGTCCGGGGCCGGGCGCTCCATGCAGGCGCGGTCTTTGCCGGCACGCATCGCGGCGAGGCGCTCGGCGCTGTATTTCTTGGTGCGGCGGTATGGCATGCGAGGAACTCTAGCAGAGCTTGTGAGGTGTGTATATCACCTGTTAGGGCGCACGAGGCGGGCGCAGCTTGTGCGCCTTCAGCAATGCGGCTTCGATCAATTCCGCAGGCGTCTCGGCCTGCTCTGCCATCCACTGCACAAGCCATTCCGGCAGGCGCAGCGGCACATTTACCCGGCGCTGGCCTGGCGGTGCTGGCGGGCGCCCGCCTTTGTTCTTGTCGTTGCTGCTCATTGCGTCTCCAAAAGTCCCGGTTACGTTGTCCGGGGTGCTTGGGCCAGCCGGAGCCGTTCAACCCATTCGATAACGCGCACCGATCGAACCCGATACAAGGCCCTTTCGGGCCGGGTGGCTAGAGTGCCACCCACACTTGGTATTGGCCGGGGCCAACCCGGTATGAGGTGGAAAGTTTTGGGCAGCAACGGACAAAGATATCCGCCTCGGTTTGGGTGGTGTAGGTGGCGATGTGTTCGTAGAGCATGCTGTTCTCCGGTGCGTTGTTGATGTAGTTACTGTAGCACAGCAACCGCCGGCGTCAACAACTATTTTGTAACACGCAAACATGGTCACGCTTCGGCACCAGCGCCCTAACCCCCGGTTCGAGGCGAGGTCCAACGGAGTACCGTCGGCCCCGCCTCAACCGGAACGTTAGGCCCCTTGTTGCGGGCCAAGGTTGTTGCTCTCATCGCGCAGCGGCGAACCCATCAGGTTGTGCCTGCGCAGCAGATCCATCGCGCGGCTTGGCAAGTCGCCAGGCTGTGGCGCGTGCGGCCAATGCCGCTTCAGGCTGCTGGTCAGCATTCGCACCATCATCGCCAGTTCTTCCTGCGTCTTCGTCGCGTCAGCGCAGGCCGTCCACCATTCGTGCGCCTCTCGCGTCAACTCTGCATTCTTGGCCTCCAGCGCCGCCAGCCGCTCAGCGGTTATCGGAAACCACTTATGCAGGCTGTTGTCCTCGCGCCAGCGTCGGCCTATTTCGGCATCCTTGCAGTCGCACGGTAGGTACACGGGCTCTCCCCAAGGGTGCATTCCTCCGCTGTCGCGTTCTCCGGTGTCGTTGCACTCAGGGCATGTCGTCATCGTCTTCCTCCGCGTGGTCGTCAAGGTCGAACACTTCTCCGCAGGCTGCGCAGCGTTGCAGCCGGTCGTCCTGCGGGTCGTCCTCGTCATCGAACTGGTACACGGTCTTGCAACCGCACTTTGGGCATGCCATCGTCTGTGCCTCCGTTCACCGTTGGGCCTAACAGGCAGTTCGAGCGGACCGTTCCGGCCGCTCAACTGCGGCGTTAGGCGTCTTGTTGCGCTCCAACATCCGCAGGCAGCGCCTGCACGTCACTGCGATCTGCTTCGCAACTCGGTGCGTAGGGTTGCCGTCTTCCCCAACGGTGCCGCACAGCGGGCGCGTCGGCTGCTGCGGGTGCGGCGCGTGCCAGCGCGCGGGTGTGGGATGGCGCTCGGTCTCCATCATGTCGCAGGCGCGAAGCCGATGTGGTGCGCTTCCTCGGTCGTCATCTCGCGCACCCGCAGGGCTTGCCCGCTGTGCACGTATTCCGACGCCGCAGCGCCGATCTCGCTCAGCGCCTGCGTATTGCTCACGCCGTGCCCCAGTCGCGCAGCAGGCCGTTCTCTTGGCTGGTGTAGTGCTTCTCACAAAGTTGGTTTGTCCCGTCGCTGAGGGGTCCCGCCTGACGGCGGCCGGTTACCGGCAGCGTTCGGCTTCACGCGGCCAGCTCGGCAGGCTGCGTCAGGGCCGCCTCAGGCACGTCGAAGAAGCCGAGTTGCCCCTTCCACGGCGTGAACGGCAGCGGCTTCGGGTCGCGCAGCATGAAGCCGTACTTGCCCACGAACCACGGCGACGCGCTGTCGGCCACGCATGCGGTGATCTCCACGCTGCCCACGATGCCGCCGCGCGGCAGAGCGTCGAAGTCGAAGCCCAGGTCGCGCAGCGTGGTGCGCCTGTTCGCATCCTTGTTGCGCGGGTCGGCCTGGATCGCCTGCACCGCGAAGTGAATCGCGTCCTCGTGCTCGGCGCGGGTCATGCCCTTGGCCGCGTGGATCAGGATGCGCCCGCGGTACTTTGTGGGCCAGTCGCGGTTCTCGATGTCCTTGCCACCCTTCAAGATCAGGCTTGCCCAGGGCTGGCGAATACTCAGTGCAAGCATTCCATCGTTCCTTTCGCTCCGGCACCAAGCCGAACAGGTCATTCGAGAGGGACTCGGCCCTGCGGGCCTCGCCCCTCAATTCCGGCGTTAGGCGCTTGCCTCATGCCGGCAGCTGTGGTGTCACGGATCAGCTCCTTCGGCCCATCGCTCCGCGATGTCCATGTTGCGCCGTTCGATGGCCTCCTGACGGTTCGGCAGGGGTCCGCGATGCACCGTCGCAGCCATCGCCGCAGCGTCCTTGCGCTGCCCCGCGACCGTCGCCAGGACGTAGGCGAATGGGTCGCGCTTGTCCCTCGCAGACTGCGCTGCGGCGATGAACTCTGGCACGGTGGCTCCGGCTTCCAGCAGCGCGATCAGCGCCGGGTGGGACGGGTTGACCGCCGTGATTCCGACGGCCCGCATGGCTCGACAAGCCTGCCCTGCCGGGGTTGGAATCGGCCCCGGGTTGGGGTCGAAAGCGCCCGCCTGGGCCTCGGCATCCAAGGGTAAGTGCTGATAAGGCGCGGGCTTACCCTGTATTGGCTGTTGTATTCCATTCCCGTCTCGTCCCGTCTTAGCCGTGTCTGTCTGCGTAACGGTCACGGGTACTGTCTGCGCGACTGGTTCTGTGACTGGTGGTGTGACGGTCACAGGTGCTGTCACAGTGACAGGTGGCGTGACAGGTTGCGATGCATGCTGGGCCACCAGTTCCCGCAGCTCGCTCAGCGGCGTGTCGTACTTTGGCCTGATCCCGGCCTGCCTCAATTGCTCGAACAGCTCCCTCCTCTGCGCCCTGACGTGCCGCTGCCGATCGGCCTCGTTGGCGCGCCTGTCGCGGTCCTCTTGCCGCTTCTCCCACGCGATCACGGCCTGGCTGGCGATCACGGGATGGTACAGCCGGCCGTCCGAGCACAGCAAGAAGCCGTCGAGCGCGCGCCGCTTGACCCGCTTCCAGCTCGCGCTCGTCTCGTCCTCAAAGCCTGCGAGCTTGGCCTGGGCGCGCTCCGAAGCGGGCAGGCTGCCGGCCGGCACCTGGTTCCAGGCGGCCCACCACAGGCGCAGGCCGCGCCGGAATTCGGCGTCCGTGGCCTCCAGGTCGAAGTCGCTCGCGAACAGCTTGGCGCCCAACAGCGGCATGTACTCAAGCCCGCGCAGATCGACCTCGGCAGGGACCATCGGATCAGGCAACGGCTGTGAGGTGCTCATGGCTGGGTGCGCCAGAAGGAGATCAAGGTCTTGTCGCTCATCGCGCCGCGTCCTTGCACGCCCCGCAGCACCACCCGAGCACCGGATGCTTCCAGCGACCGAGCAGCGTCTCTTTCGGCGTGTTGCACCGGCCGCAGAGGTAGGTCTTGCCCAGCGACGGAGCGATCACGCCCCGATCGTGCGTTGGCTTGTAGGTGTTGGCGTGGCCGCGGCGGTGTTGGGTCATCGCGCCGCCTCCCGCACCATCTCGGCCAGCCGCTCGCACGTCTCCGCCGATCCGCGCCTGAGAGCGCCGCTGCAAGCCTGCACGGCAGCGACCCACGCGCGCGTCTTCATGACGCCGCCGTCGCGCACCGAGGGCGGCACCTTGGAGCACAGCGCCGCCAAGCGTTCGCGCGCATCGACGTGTTGCGGGGCGCTCATCAGCCGATAGCGCGCCCACGCGGCACCACAGGCGCGCGAGCAGCACTTTCGCTTGGCGCGCCGCGCCGGGCCTTCGCCTGGCCGCGCGGGGATGACTTGCTCGCAGTAGGCGCAAATGCTCATGCTGCCGTGCGCTCCTTCTTTGGCGGCAGCGGCGAGTTCGCCTTGCGCCACAGCGCCGCCTGCACCCGATCGGCGATCCGCTGCGGCAGCACGTCTGGCCACTTGTTCACCGCCTGGTACGTGATGCCGATGGCCTCGGCCGCCGCGTTGATGGTGCCGCCCAGCAGGCCGATGGCCTCGTTCTTGGTCATGGGAGTGGTATTCAACCACAGTTCCCGAGCGCGGCGCAACTGGGGTCGAAACTGTAGTTGACGAACAGCCGCGAACCATGGTTGAATCCTGTCATGGCCGTATGTTCGGCTGACCTGTAGAGGGGCACACCGCCCCTCGGAAAAGGTGGACACGATGACGACGAAATTCCTGGTGCTGGCTCACGCGGCGCGGTTCCATGCGGCCGGCGCGCACGCGCTGCCGTTCGACCCGCTGCTGGTGGCGCTGGCCGCGGTCTTGCTGGGCGCCGTGGCGACCTGGATCGTGCGGAGGTTCGCATGAGCGCCGCTGCTGCCACCACCGCCGCGGCCGGCGCCAAGTGCGCCGCCGACATCGCCGCGCTGCTGCGCGCCCGCAACCCGCTGATCTGGCTCGTGACACGCGAGGAGGCCCGCGCCGAGCGCGTGCTGATCGAGGCCACCGCTTCGGCCGTCTACGACGTGGCGATGTGGGACTGCGCCACCGGCCTGACGCGCGGCGACGGACAGGCGATCGACTCGCGCTGCACCGACCCGGCGCAGGCGCTGGCCGCCATCCGCGACCGCACAGAGCGCTGCGTCTACGTGCTGCGCGATCTGCCGCCCTGGCTGCGCGACCCGACCGTGGTGCGCGCGGTGCGCTCCCTGTGCCGCGATCTGCCATCGAAGCCGCGCGACCAAGCGCGCGCCATGATCGTGGTGACGCCGAGCGCCGAAGTGCCGCCCGAGCTGCAAGGGCATGCGATCGTCGTTGACTTGCCGCTGCCCGACCGCGCCGAGATCGCCGCGCTGCTCGACGCCGCGGTGCGGGCGCTGCCCGAGGACGTGCGCGACAGCGCGGCGCCCAACGGCACGCGCGATGCCGCGATCGACGCCGCTGTGGGCCTGACCGCCGAGGAAGCGCAGAGCACCTTCGCGCGCTCGCTCATCACCGCGCGCCGGATCGATCCTGCCGCGGTTGCCAGCGAGAAGCGCCGCGTCATCTCGCGCGAGCGCGTGTTGGAGTGGTTCGACCCGCACCCGGCAGGACTGGCAGCCGTCGGCGGGCTGGAAGTGCTCAAGGGCTGGCTGATGCAGCGCCGCGCCGCGTTCTCGGCCAAGGCGCGCGCCTACGGCCTGCCGGCGCCCAAGGGGGTGATGCTGGTCGGCGTGCCTGGGTGCTTGGCGGCAGGCACCCGTGTCGCGTACCTGCGCGGCAAGCGCGTATCGGCAGCCGGGCGATCACTGCCCATCGAGGTTTTCTGCGCCAAGTTCAACGGGCAGGCGAGTTCTTCCCGCCCCTGGACGGCCGACGTGCCGACTTACCTCCAGTCCTGGAACAGTCAGACCGGCGCTCTGGTTTACAACGAGGTCACGGCGGTGATGCCAACGGGCTACAAACCCTGCGTGCGCGTGCGCACCGAATGCGGCAGCGAAGTCGAATGCACGAGCGACCATCCGATTCTGCTGGCCGATGGAACATGGGCGCAAGCGCAGGAGCTGCAAGCAGGCCATTCGAGCATTCTGGTGCGCGGGAGCATGCTGCCGCAGGCCAGCGGGCAGCCGCGCACCCACCGCAAGCGCGTGGTGATCGATGGATTGCGCTACCACCCGATCGCATGGCGCAAGGTCGTCATCGACGGAGACAAGCGGTACGAATACCAGCGCACCACGCGCGCCCGGCTGGTCATCGAGGCGCGAATGAACGGCATGGATTTGGAGTCGTTCATCGAGACATTGAAGTCAGATGAGGCGCGCGCCGCGACGCTGGCCTACCTGCCATCCGAGTACGACGTGCACCACGCCGATGAGGACTCGATGAACGACGACCCTGGCAACCTCGTTGTCGTTCCGCACGATGAGCACGCGCGCCTGCATGGTGCTGATGCCGCCGCGAACTTTGGGACTCAGTACACGCGAGCGGCGCTCGTTGCCAGCATTGAGCCCATCGGCATTCGACAGACATTCGACATCACGATGGCCGAGCCGCTGCCCAATTTCGTGGTCAACGGCGGCGCGATCGTGCACAACTGCGGCAAGTCGCTCAGTGCGAAGGCCGTGGCGACCGCATGGGGCATGCCGCTGCTGCGCCTGGACATGGGCGCGCTGCGCTCGAAGTGGGTCGGCGAGTCCGAGGGCAACATCCGCAAGGCGCTCAAGGTGGCAGAGACGGTCGCCCCGTGCGTCCTGTGGCTCGACGAGATCGAGAAGGCCCTGGCCGGCGCCACGCAGGGCGCCGCCGACGGCGGCACCAGCGCCGACGCGCTCGGCGCCGTGCTCCAGTGGATGCAGGACCGCGCGGGCGACGTGTTCGTGGTGGCGACCGCCAACGACGTGTCGGCGCTGCCGCCCGAGCTGCTGCGCAAGGGCCGCTTCGACGAAGTGTTCTTTGTCGATCTGCCCAACGCGACCGAGCGAGAGGCGATCCTGCGCGCGGCGCTGACCGCACACGGCATCGGCCCCGAGGGCATCGACCTGGCGCCGATCGCCGCCGCCACGCGCGAGTTCACCGGCGCCGAGCTGGCCGCCCTGGTGCCTGACGCGATGTTCGCAGCGTTCGCTGATGACGCACGCCCTGTGTTCACGGCCGATCTGCAACAGGCCGCCGAGCGCACCGTGCCGCTCGCCAAGACCGCGAGCGAGCGCATCACCGCCATCCGCCAATGGGCCGTCGGCCGCGCACGCAACGCCAGCGCCGCCGAGTCCACCGCCACCACCACCAGCGCGCCGCGCGCGCTCGACCTGTGAGGACCATCATGACGATCACCACCGTTCCCAACGCTTTCCAGACCACCACCATCCGCCCGGGCCTGCTGGTGTCGCTGTCCGTGCGCGTGCGCGGCGGCGTGCGCTACGACAAGCAGGACATCGAGGCGGCGCACCCCATCCAAGAGGGCGAGGCCACCACGCGCGCCAAGTGGGAGACGACGCGCATCGTGACGGATGCGGACGAGTTCGACCGCGCGCAGAAGGTGCGCTCGCAGGCGCGCTCGATCGTCGCCCGCGAGTGCTGCGAGACAGCCGTTGGCCTGCTGTGCCCCCAAGGCTGCGAATCGAGTCTGGCCGAGGCCGTGGCGAAGGCGCGCCGCATGGCGAACGACTTCAATGCCACGGCCCAGCACTCGAACATCGAGGTTTACATCCTCACCGGCCGCGTCAGCTCCGACGACGCCGAGGCGATGCGGGCCATCAACGCCGAGGTTCGCGAGCTGCTGGGCGCGATGGAGGCCGGCGTCAAGGCCGCTGACCCCGAGGCGATCCGCAACGCGGCCTCGAAGGCGCGCGCCATGAGCGGCGTACTGTCCGGCGACGTGCAGGCCAAGGTCGGCAAGGCGATCGAGCAGTCGCGCAAGATCGCCCGCGAGCTGCTGCGCGCCGTCGAGGCCGGCGAGAGTGCCGCGGCCGTGGTGGACCAGGTGAAGCTCGAAGCGCTCGAAGCCGCGCGCTTCGCGGTGCTGGACATCGAAGACGCGCGCGCCGGGGAGGCCGGTCAGGAGCAGGCCGGCCGCGCGATCGAGTTCGATCCGCCGGCCGCCGATGTGACGCTCCCGCCGCGCGAGCTGCCGTCGGCCGTGGTGCCGGCGTTTGAACTGTAGGAGGCTGCCGTGCCCTGCCTCACACAACCCACACTCACCGAGCAGCAGAAGGCCGCCCAGCGCACGGCGCTGGCGCGGCTGGAAGCGGCGCTCGGCGCCGGCACTGTCAAGGTGCTGATCGGCCGCCAAGGCGGCGTGACGTTCACCGGCTGGCTCGACGCTGACCGCGAGGGCGTCAGCGACCTGTGCGCCTACCGCGCCCTGTCCAACTCGCCCGCCATGCGGCGCGCCGTGCTGCGCGCCGAAGCGATGGGCGGCAACCGCATGGACCCGCGCGCCATCGCCTCGGGCCTGCACTCTCACGATGGAGGCCAGTCATGGTCGCGCCACTAGACATTCAAGCAGTCGCGGGCAGCCGCGAGCCTCGCGAGCCCAACGCCGAGGCCGTGTTCTCTCCCGCCTGGGTGTTCCGCGTGTTCCCCAAGGACGCGGCGCTGATCCTGCGCGCGCTCGGCGGGCGCCTCAAGGACGACGCTGACCGGCAGGCCGCGAGCGACCTGTGCGACCGCCTCACGCTCCAGCGCGCGGCGGCCGTGCGCGACTTCGCCAGCCCGTACGAGGCCGCCGCCGAGCACGTCAGGGCGAAAGGAACGCCGCGACGGCAGAGGCCCGCGCGTGCGCCACCACGCTCGATGACGCGCGTACGCAGTACGAGGCCGCGCGCGCGGCAGCCGATGAGGCATACCGACGCGCGAACGCCGCGCAACTGGTGCTGCACTGACTGAGGAGGCGCGATGACCGCCAAGCTGATCCAGTTCCCCGAGCCGCCGCGCGAGGATGACTTGCCCGAGGTCGATCCCGACAACGAGTGGCACGACTACTACACGGACGACGACCGGCCCATGCGCAGCCCGATCACCTACGTCGAGCCGACGCTACGCGCGCGCATCGCCGACGTGGCGTGGTTCCTGGTGGCGATCGTCGCCATCGGCGCGACGTTGTGGTTCGCCGCGAACCGCACTGTTCCGTGGGAGGTGTTGCCGTGAACAACACCGTGAAGCGCCATCCGCGCACCACGTCCGAAGCGTTCCGCGGCGCCGATTGGGCCGGCAGCATCACCACGCCAAGCGGGCGCGTCATCGGCTACCGGCCGTCGCGCATCCGCCTGGGCCGGCGCTGGTGGCACGAGATCGCCGCGACCGTGGCGCTGTACGGCTCGCTGGCGCTGGCGGGGCTGCTTGGGAGACTGAGATGAACTACTCGATGACGAAGCCTTGCGACGCCTGCCCGTACCTCAAGGGCAGCGGCTTTACCTGGGCCTCGCTGGTGCGCCACGCGACTGGCGAGTTCGCCTGCCACAAAACCTGCGATCTGAGTGGCGAGGGCTGCTACAAGCCCAAGGACAAATCGCTGCACTGTGCGGGCGCGCTGATCTTTCTGGAGAAGCGGGGGAAGCCGCACCAGATGATGCGCATTGCGGAGCGCGTGGGAATGTACGACCGCACCAAACTCGACATGGAAGCGCCCGTGGTGTCGTCGCCACGAGAGGCGGCGCCGCCGCAAGGACGAGGCGCGCAGCGATGCGGCATGGGAAGCGCGCGGAAGGAACGACGAATGACCACCTGGGAGTACATCACCATGCTCGACGATTGCGAACACCGCGAGTCGCGCATGAACGAGTGGGAGCAACGCTTCTGCGAATCGCTGCGCAAGCAGCTCACCGATGGGCGCGCGCCGACGCCCAGGCAGGTGGACATCCTGGATCGGCTGTGGGAGCGGGTAACCGCGAAAGGGTGAGCATGGAAACCATCGACGCGGCGACTGCGCAAGGCGCGATCCGCGAGTACACCGACACGGAAGCGGCCTTGGCCGAGCTGCGCCAGCGCTTCGGCGGCGTGATCTTCGACGTGACGACACGCGAGGGCGAGCAGGACGCACGCGCCGCGCGCAAGGAGCTGGTGAGCCTGCGCACCGGGCTCGAAGCCAAGCGGAAGATGCTGAAAGCCCCGGCGCTGGAGTACAGCCGCCGCATCGACAGCGAGGCCGCACGCATCACCGCCGAGATCGAGAAGCTGGAGAAGCCGATCGACGCCCAGGTGCGCGCGCAGGAAGAAGCGCGCGAGGCAGAACGCCAGCGCAAGGCGGCTGAGGAAGCCGCGCGCATGCAGGCGATCCAGGACGCCATCGCCGCGCTGCGCCGCATCCCGCCCGAGGCCACGACAGCCTCGCCGGCCAAGATCGAGGAGCACATCACGCTGGTCGCCAACTTCACGATCGATGCCGCGGCCTTTCACGAGTTCGTCGAGCAGGCCGAGGCGGCGCGCAAGGAGACGCTGGGCCTGTTGCGCGAGCTGCACCGCGCCGCGGTGGCGCGCGAGGCCGAGGCCGCGCGGCTGGCCGCCGAGCGCGAGGAGCTGGCCCGGCTGCGTGCCGAAGCCGCCGAGCGCGACCGTGCTGCCCGCGCGCAGCAGGAAGCCGAACAGGCCGCCGAACGCGAGCGCATGGCGCGTGAACAGCAGCGCCTCAATGACGAGCACCACGCTCGACGCTTGGAAGTCGAGGCGCGTGAGCGCGCGCAACGCGAAGAAGCCGAGCGCTTGGCCGCCCAGGAGCGCGCCCAGCGCGCCGAACAGGAGCGGCTGGAGGCCGAGGCCAAGCGCCAGCGCGAAGAGGCGTGGCGCATCGAGAAGGCGCGCATCGCCGCCGAGATGGAGGCCGAGGAGCGCAAGGCCGACGTGGCGCGGCAGCGGCTGCACGACGCGGCGCCGGCACTGCTGGAAGCGCTGCGAAAACTGCTTTTCAACGTCGAGCATGGCAACGGCGCGTCGGCGTGGGAGGACAGCAAGAGAGAGGCGCGCATCGCCATCGCGCTCGCCACCGGCAGCAACGAGGAGATCGCGGCATGAGCGAGCGCAAGCAGCCCGAGATTTGGGTCGTCGTCTGCCAGAACGACAAGCCGCACCCGCGCTTGGGGACCGACCCGGGCGGCCCGCTCGTGTACGAGACGCCCACGCGCACAGCCACGCGCGATCAAGCCATGAAGCGCGCCGCCGCGATGGAGCGATACGGCGCCTGCCGCATCGCCCGCCTCGTGTTCGAGGATCAACCAGTCACCACCACCACCGAAGGAACGAAAGCATGAACGAGCAAACCCCAACCGCCGCCGGCCCTGTGGTCGAGCCCCAGCCGGCGCGGACCGCCATCGCGCCCGCCGTGGACATCGACGCCCACGAGCTGACCGTGCTCACGCCGCATCCGCTGGTCGCGGCGCCGGCCAACGACTTCTCGCCCCGCTCGCTCGACGAGGCGCTGCGCCTGTGCGACTACCTCGCCAACAGCGACATGGTGCCCAAGGAGTACCAGGGCAAGCCCGGAAACGTGCTGGTTGCGATCCAGTGGGGCGCCGAAATCGGCCTCAAGCCGTTGCAGTCGATGCAGAACATCAGCACCATCAACGGCCGCCCGTCCCTGTGGGGCGACGCCCAGCTCGCGCTGGTGCGCAACAGCCCGCACTGCGAGTACGTGCTCGAAGATTGGGATGAGCATGGCACCGCGCGCTGCCGCGCCAAGCGCCGCGGCGAGCCCGAGCAGGTGCGCACCTTCTCGATCGAGGACCAGAAGACCGCCGGCCTGCACAGCAAGCAGGGGCCGCACACGCAGTACCCCAAGCGCATGCGCCAGTTGCGCGCCCGCGCGTTCGCGCTGCGCGACGTGTTCACCGACGTTCTGCGCGGCATCCCGCAGACCGAGGAAGTGCTGATGTACCAGCGCATCGAGAACAGCGCCCTGCCGCCCAACGCCAGCGGCGCGCAGGTGGCCGCGGCGGCTGCGCCCAAGGTCGAGCGCACCGACAAGCACGCCAGCCAGATCGCCGACCTGGAGCTGATCGCGCGCGGGCAAGGCTTCGATGCAGTGGTCGCGGCCTGGGGTCGGCTCTCGAAGGAGGATCGCATCGCCATCGGCATCCCCGAGCGCGACCGCATCGGGGAGATCGGCAAGAAGGCCGATGAGGGGCGGGCGGCGAAGCAGCAGCCGGAGTTGCCGGCGTGAGCACGATGTTCAACTTCAACTCCGAGGACTCGGTTCGCATTCTCAAGGAGCGCCTGAATGCGTCCATGCTGGCGGCGGCCGAGCCAGTGATTCAGGAGGCGCTGCGCCAAGTCGAGGCCAAGATGCGTCAGCGGCTTGCCGAGCACATCGTTGCGATGGTGGAGCAGCGCGTGAACGTCGAGCGGCTTGGCGCTGACTTGCGCAGTGAGCTGGAGTTTTTGCGTCGCGACTTCGAGGACGACGGGGTGCCGTATGGCACCACTGACGACCGCATGACGCCATTGAGGCTGTCTGAGTTGATCCGCGCCGCTCAGGCCGCTCTTGCCGAGCACGGCGATGTCCCGGTGTGGGTTGAAACGCTTGTCCCTGGCTACGAACGTAACGAGTACCACCGCATGCCAGCCGGCGACGCGCCAAGAGTCATGAAGGTGCCTGCGGCTCGCGAGTATGGCTTTGGAATCACATGGTTCGTGATTGGGGACCGACCATGAACAAGCGCCTCAACACCACCGGCGTCGGCCAAGTTGGAATCCTCAACGTCGGCGTCGGCGACACCAAACTGTCGTTCGACCCGAACAACCCGGCCGAGCGAATCCGCGCCGCGCGCATCGTCAAGGACATGATCCGCCGCGGCTACGCGCTGCTGATCGAGGTCGAAGTCGATGGCGTCAAGAAGTTCACGCGCGCGATCGACTTCGACGAGAACCATTGCGAGTACATCATCGCCGACTTCGACCCACTGCTGGCGCAGCAGGCCGACAACATCCAGGAGTTCGCCCGTGCCCAAGAACAAGCAGAAGCTCAAGCGGACGCTGCGCAAGGAAGTGCTGCGACAGATGCGCCGAAGCGGCGAGGCCGCCCTCCCGGCAAGAAGTCCGTCAAAGCCGAGTCCGTCCGCGCCGTCGCGGTGGCGCGCAGCGCCGGAGGATAAGCGCGTGCTCCTGGAGGCGTGCGACACGCATGCGGGGCTGCGCAACGCGCTGCGTCGCGTCGCTGCCGACAGGTCGGATTGGGCCGGCATCCCGATGCCGCTTGAGGGCGAGCGCCTTGTTGTCGAGCCGACCTATCCCAAGGCCGACGGCCTCATGGCGATCAGCGCGGAGCAGGAACCGGATGGGCCGCCGACGTTCCGCGTGCGCAACGAGTTCATGTCCACCGCCAAGCGCTGCGACATTGTGGTGTTCGAGGAGCACGACGGACGCATCACTCATGGCAAGGTGCCGGCGATCCACCATCTCACGCACGATCTTCGCACGCTCGGCTGCGCCGATGCGTGGGGCATCGAGCAGGAAAGCGCCGCGCTCGATCTGCTGGCCGGGCTGGTGCGCCATCGCCAGTTCAAGCAGTACCTGCTGACCGGCATGTTTCTGGAGTCGAGCAAGCGCAGCGGCGTCACGTACCTGTTCCGTCGCCTGAAGCCAACCGTCGCGCTGCACAACGTCAACGGCACGATGCGCGTGCTGTGCGCGCTGTGCCTGCATCCGATCGCGTACTACAGCGGTTCGTGGGCGGGCGCGATGACGCCGACCGATGACGTGGTGGCGCACCTGTCGCTGATGCGAGGTGACGAGGCGCTGTTCTGGCGGCGATCGAACCAGCATTCCGCGTTTCGGCCGGAGGCGGGGCTGTGAGGGTGGGGACTGAACGAGGAAAAACGAGATGCCGCGCGTAAAAGACATGATTGGTTTTCGTTCCGGACGACTTTTGGTGGTTGGCCGCGGAGAGGTCAGGGAAGGAAATCCACACGCGCATTGGCTCTGCCAATGCGATTGCGGCGGCACTGCCTCCGTCAACGGAACGCTGCTCCGCGCGCTGAAAACCATGTCTTGCGGTTGCATCACGAAGGAGCGCGGGCGCGCATCGCTTACTACTCACGGCCACAGCAGATCGCCGGAGTACATGGTTTGGATCGGGCTGCGATCCCGCTGCAACAACAAGCGGTCCAAGGACTACGCCAACTACGGCGGGCGCGGCATCAAGGTTTGCGCTCGCTGGGACTCCGACTTCATGGCGTTCCTGGCCGACATGGGGCCGCGCCCAAGCGGCGAGCACTCTGTAGAACGTTCCGACAACAACGGCGACTACGAGCCAACCAACTGCTATTGGGGTACGCGCGTCGAGCAGAGCAACAACCGCCGCACGAACGTCAGGGTCATCTTCGGGGGCCGAGAACTATCGATGAAGGAATACGCCGATGCGCTCGGCGTCTCGTACCACTGCGCGTGGAATCGGCACCGCAAGGCAACGAAGGCGATTCATGGTTGAGCAGCGCACTGACGAGTGGAGGCAGGCCAGGAGCGGGCTGCTGACATGCTCGCGTTTTCGAGACGTGCTTGGCACGAAGGCCGCCCGTCAAAAGCTGGCCCGCGAAGTTGTCTTCGAGCGCCTTTCAGGCACGCCGATGCACGAAGTTAACGGCAGGTCGTTGACGTGGGGGCGAGAGGTCGAGGACTACGCGGTCGCCGCGTTCGAGCTTGAGACTGGTTTGGTGTGCGAACGCGCCGGCCTCATACGACACCCGCGCTATCCGTTCGTCGCTGGATCGCCGGACAGGTTGGTTGGTCGAGACAGCGGTGTTGAGGTCAAGTGCCCGATGGACGAGTCGGTCAGCGTGCAAACGTGGCTTGAAGGCATGCCGGCAGAGCACGTCGCGCAGGTGCAGGGCTACCTGTGGATCACGGGCCGATCGCACTGGTGGTATGTCTCATATGAGCCTCGCGCCGCCGAGCCCTATCGCCTCTACATCGAGCGCGTGCCGAGGAACGACTCCTACATTGCAACGCTCGCGGGAGCGCTGCTGACCTTCGAGCAAGAAGTGCAGGCCATGCTCGAAGTCATCCGCACCAAGGCCGCACGACAAGGAAGCAAGTGAACCAGCCCGCCACCAAGACCACCGCAACTCGCATCTACGCCATCACCCCCAAGCGCGAAGGCCCCACCGACGTGGTGCACTCCACGCGCCTGATCCGCGCCGCCACGCCCGCGCAGGCCCTGCGCCACCTCACGGACGAACTCGTCATCGGCGTGGCGACGCAGGATC